CGTTACCGGCGCATCTATTAGGGCCTGGGCGACGGTTACGGCTTTGAATTTTCGCGAGAGTCCGAGGCGATCGAATTTGTCTTCGTGAGACTGAACGGCGTCGCTATAGAAAACGGCCGCGGTCCCGGAGCTGTGCCCGCCGATCGTGGCGCCGCGTTGCGTTCCGCGATGGCCGCGAATCAAGTTCGTGAGGGTTACACGTCGAACAAAAGGGAACGTCCCGGCGGAGTAACTCGCATCGGCGAATTTGATTACCTCGGCCGTATCTCCGGATCCGATCGCGACCATGTTCACGTCGTTCGCTTGCACGTCGGCGAGCGGGCGTGATTCGAAAAGGTCCTCGTCGAAGTAGAGGTCTAGGACCAGGCTGTTATCTTCATCGACGACACTTGGATCCGTGACGGCCGGCAGGGAAGAAACGAGCTCGCCGATTGTGGCGGCGTGTGGGAATACCAGGCGGCGATCAAACTCTCCGGAATCTTCGACGGTTTCTTCGTAAAGAAACGCTCCTTGAAAGTCTCCAAGTCCGCGCGGGCAGATAGCGGCGTAGTAGACCAGGCGGCCGCGATCGGCGTCGGTTAGGGTTGGCAGATCGGCAATGTAAAGAAAACTGTTCGCAGGATGCGCGACTTTTCCCGTCTCGCTTCCGGTTCCGAGTTGGCCGATTCCGATTTGGTTGTATTGGCCGGCTTTCTCCGGAAGTGCTTTGCAGCGGGATACTCCCGGCAAAGCGGTTTGCATACTGATGATCCGCGCATCGATCGTTTTTTGCTCGAGCTCGAGCGTGACGACGTCGGTCGGGCTTAGGTCACTATGTTTCGGATCGAGTGCGAATTCTAGTCCGTCTTTCTCGAGCTGGCGGCCGAAGAGGTAACGTTTACCGGCGGCGATAACTTCGTCGGGATTCGAAACCACGAGCGGCAAGTTAATGCTTTCGGTTTCGATTTCTGGTCCAAACCCGAGCGGAATAAATTGTGATCCGGTGTGAAAGTCTTTTTGTTCGGCGTTGGGATCTACAAAGGCAATATAAATTCCGTTCGGCAGATCGCCGGCTTCGACGTGTTCGATTCTCACGCCGGCGGGACGCTCGGATCCTCCCTCGTGCGCGAGCAGCTCGTTAAATGGAATCGTTCGCTTCGACGCTCCGCCTCGAGGTACTGCTTTGATCGTTCCATCTTCCGGCACAATGTCGAACCCATAGAAAAACTCCATTGCCTTTAGGGTTTCGGTTAGCGACGCGAGTCGATCTATGTAAAGTCCTTCGACGATCGTTCCGCGCACGTCTTCAAAGTCGAGCATCGAATCAAGGGCGCCGCGGAGTTTGAATTCAGCGGCGAGAATATCGGCGAGATCTTCGAGTAGTGGTTCAACGTAAAAAGTTAAGTTTTCGAGTTGGCCGGTTTTCAGTTGGTAGGTATTGAAGACAACGTTAGCGAGTCCGCGGTGTGCCGGCGTCCGATCGGCGCCCTCTTCAGCGACGATCGTCGGGGAAACCGGTTGATCCGAAGTTCCGAGATACAGCTCGATTCCGGCCTGGCTGCCGGCGGCGACGGTTCCCGTTCCCTGGTTGTTGGCGCCGACACGTAGCGGCCGGTTATAGAAGCTCGAGGGGTCATTAGGATCGCTTGGGTACGGGTTGAATTCGTCGACGACGCCGGTGATGGGGCGCGGGTCAAACGGATCGGGCGGCTCACTGAAAAACGGAAAGACAAAGATTCGATCGATGTGGACCGACTCGGTCGCGTGGTTGTTCGTGATCTTGATCGTGTTCGAGCTGCTTACGTTGAGCGTGATTGTCACGTCGACGGCGCCGAGGTCGTTGTTTGTGTCCGGGAGCGTGGGAGTGTGATCGGTGGTCCCGTTTATTCGAACCGTTACGGGGATCGCTTCGTTTGCCTGGTAGTAGATTCCGCATTCGTTCACGCTCGCGACGTTTGAGCGCACGCTGTTGAACTGCACACTTCCGCCGGGTGGCAGAGTTACTTTTCGGCCTGAGAGTAGCGTCGCGTCGGTGACGATCGTCGCGCCGCCGGCGCGCGTGTTGGTTGAGGTCTCGGCTTCGTAGTATGCGCTTCCTCCGGTCGTGATCTGGTTGAAAATATCTTTTTCGCCTTCTTTGATTTTTACAAAGGCGCGGATCGGTCCTTCGCAAACCAGGGCAGCGAAACTTTTATCGTATGAGAAGGTACTCGTCGGCGGAGTAGCGCCGCGGCCTTTTTTCCCTCCGGATGATCCTGGGGTGTTTGCGGATCGTTCCCTCGATTCGGTTCCCCAAAACAGATTCCCGGCGAGGCGTACCGGTCCGCGGCCGTAGACGCGCGGAATGAACGCTCCCTCTTCGACGATGGTGAAACGGAGATCGTCTTGTTTCCCGCGATCGATCTTCTCCTGTTTCGGTTTTGGAGTAAGAAACGATCCGGCGACGGCGAGTCCGATTTGAATGGCAGCTAAGATCGCAAGTTGGGCCATGCGTGTATGCCGGCGATCGTGGCGTGAGCGAGGACTCCGGCGAGAGGTTCCAGGATTACGCGCGTATTGGCGCGGAGGGCGTGAACGACGTCGAAGTGTTCTCCGTCGCGGTTGAGAATTGCTATTCCTAAGTGGCGGGCTTCGCTGTCACGGTTAAAACGAAAGTGAACGATCGCGCCGGGCTCGAGTGTAATCTCGGCCGGTGTGGTTTTTATTTCCTCAAAGTTCATGCTGAGGCATTCGCGAATGTGACTCTCCGGAGGTAGGCGGCGGTAGTTGATCGGTAACTTCTCGCGCAGCTCTGTCCCGCATCGACGAAACGTTGCGACCAGGACGCCGGCACAATCGAGGCCGAGTACTTCATCGCGACCGTGATGGCAATACGGGACGTCGACGAGCTGGAGCGCGGCCGCGGCGATTTCTTCGCGTGTTAGTTGTTTCGTATCGTCGATCATTGTGCGCGGCGGATGCGGTTAAACTTTTCGATGTTGGTGATAAAGTTTAGGCCTTGATAATTGATGATGTTGTCGCGCTCGAGACAGGCGGCCTCGGTGCGGTTGCATCCCTCGACGGCGGTGAAGTTGTCAGAAACGGCGATCGGAAATGGAAATGATTTCTGAAAGATGATCTCGCCGTTTGAATTATTCCAATCGCGCACGACGCGCGTTCGGCCGGTGTTTTGTCCAGACGTGAAAGTTATTTTTCCGTCCAGCATCGTGAAGAGCACGGCGGCCGGTAGAGCTGAAGCGCGCAGCGAGGCGCCGGTGGTGTCTCCGGTGGTTACGGTTCCGGAGTGTGTGAGGTCAACTAACGATCGCTGGCAGCGAACGGGATCTCCAAACTCGCGCACGTCGCAATTAGCGGAGGCGCGCCGGCCTACTCTTATTCGCGCGAGGGCAGTCAGTGGGCGCGCGTCGGCAGTGAAAACGATTCCTTCCTCGGTAAATCCTCCGATGTGACCGCTAAACTCGATCATCTGGCCCATTTTTAGAGCGGCATAATTGATTTTGAGAATCTCCAGGAGTGCGCCGTCCCAGTCTCCCTCGTCGAGTTGTATGGGCGTGATAGCGGCGTCGTCGAAGACAGCAAGAAAATTTAATCCGGCGGATTCCTGGCCGGCCTCAGTATCGACGGCGGTTGGTTTAATTCCGCCGGCGCGTCGAAAGACTAACGATCCGTGGCCTGGCAGAGTGAGATCGCGCGTGTGTGACGTCGCGCCGATCGCAGTGGTTACGATCGAACCGACGCGCGGCGTTAGTTTCCAACAATAGGCAAGCGTGACCGGATCCGCGAGAAAATCGTGGAGGCTCTGTTCGGTGTAGGGGCTTTCAAAATTTATAACGGTCTTCATGCGCCGCGGTCCTCAACCATGAGGATCTCCGGAAGACTGGCGGTCGCGGTTTCGGGGATCACATATTGACCGTCGCTGTCTGCCTTCATCGTGAGAAAAATGTCCTGGATCGGCAGACGATCGCTATCGAATCGAACCGGCACAAAAAAGCGACCGGTCCAGGAAAGCACGGCGCCGACCGAAGGGAAGTTCCCGGCCGTGAAAGTTACTTTCCCGGTTAGATAGTTGATCGTGTAATGCGTTCCCTCGGTTTTCTCAGTAACGCCGACGAAAATCTTGATCGTTCCTGGTTCCGGTTTGGTGATTTCACGGATCCATGAGTTGGCGGCGTCGGAGTAGGTTTTTGTAAGTTGAAAAGGTCCGGCCGCTCCGGTCCCGGTGGCGAACGGCATTAGCGATCCGTCATAGGTCGCAAGGTGATCGAGCACGTCGCGCACTGGAAAGCTCCGGGCTTTACCGCGGCGGAGTTTGTGAAAGACGTCGAGTTCGCGTAGGTCCTCCAAACTTCGAATTCCGTGCATGGCGTTGAAAAACAGGAGTCCGTCGTCCCAATTTGCGATCCGGCGTTCCTGGCCGTTGCCGAGTTCGATAATGGTGGTGTCGAAGGCTGTGAGGCTGATACAGCGGTCGATCGAGAGGGGATAGGTTACGTTGTCGTAGGCCATGAGGGGTTTTAATAGGCAGGATTCGCGCGACGTGGCCGTTTCCTGCGGTTTTGGCGGGCGGTGCAGACGTTCGCACCTGTTTGCCAGTTTAGGGCCTGGCGCGTGGGTTTTTAGTCAGTCCGGCCGGCTCTCCGGAGTCCCTTCTCGATCGCGCGGCCGGCTTCGCGGACGATCGCCTGTTGGTTGAGATTGAATCCGCGCGCGTCGCTTACGTTTGGAAACACGTTTTGAACGCTGAGGCTGATAGGTCCGAAACCTCCGGCGCCGGCTCCGGCGAGTGATGGCGCGCTAACAAAATCTCCGGCGGCGAAACTGGAAATTCGGCCGGCAACGTTCGCGAGAAGTCCGCGCGACGGATTTCCGCCGGCGAAGTCGGGCAGGATTCCAGTTCGGCGAATGAAACGACCGAGCAGTGATGCGGTCCGGTTTGCATGGCGTGGATCCGTGGTTACGACGAGTTCGTCGTGTCCGCCCTCCGCGACCTGGATAATCCGGCCGCCGGGTTGGGCTGCGAATTCTCCGCCGAGGGCAGCTCCGCCTCCGAACACGTCGCCGAGCGCGCCGCCGATCCCTCCTTCGCTTCCGCTTCCTCCGCCTCCGATAAGACCGATCACGGCTGCAATGATTTTGACCGCGATCATTTTTGCGATTACGCGCTCGAGTTCCTGAATTACTGAAAGCGCAAATGCTTTGAACGCATCGCCGAGGCTCTTCGTCCCGGCGATCACGTCGTTGATCGAGAGAATGAAGTCCTCGAATCCCTGGGTTACTGAATTTATGAACGTGTCTTTGATTTGTCCGCCGAGGGTCTTGTACTCGTTGCGAAGGCGAGCGACGGTCGCGCGCTGCTGTTCGATGGCGACCAGGACGGCGGGATCGGTTTGTGTGGCGGCGATTCGTTCGAGTTCACGGAGTAGTTCTTCGGCCGCTTTTAGTTGTTGGCGCCGGATTTCGTTGATCTGGCGTTCGGCGAGATATTGCGCGATTACGTTTCGCTGTCCCTGTTCGCGCAGCGTGTTTATTTTTGCTTCGTTGACGGCTTGCGATCTTTCGAACAGATCGATCCGCGTGTTCACCTGGGCCAACACGTTTAGGAATTCGGTAAACTCTTCGACCAGATCGGCCGCGAAGTTTTGACCGTTGAGGCGTAGCTCTTCGATCTTTTCGTTTAGCTTGGCGATTTGCTCGCGCGAGTCGACGAGCGCGCCTTTGCCGTTGGCTCGGTCTATTTGATCGATAATGGGCTGGAGGCTGTCTTGTAGGGCGCGCTGCGCTTCGGTTTCGGCTTTGGAGATATTCTCGCCGAGTTCCTGACGGTCACGGAGTAGCAGGATCAGTTCTTCGTTTAGCGATACGATCTCGGCTTCGGTGTTCTTCGTCTCGATCTCGATCTGTGCGGCCTTTTCGGCCTGGTCGAGATTCTCGTCTTTGTTAATGGTTTCGACTTTATGCTTTAAGCGTTCGCGCTGTTCTAAGACCGCGCGCTTTGTTCGATCGATTTCAAAGTCGAGGCTCTTTTTCTGGAGTCGGAATTCCTCGTCGTAAAAATCGCTGATTGAGATCTTCCGTTTTTCGAAACTTTCTTTAACGGCTTTTCTTTGGCGTTCGAGTGTGTCCTTTAGCAGTGTGAGGGCAGAGTCGGCGGCGCGTTGGTTGAGCGCGAAGGTAGATTCGAACGTGTCCGCGGGATTCGATTTCTTTCCGCCTCCGCCTCCGCCTCCGCCTACCGGTAACTCTGTTGTGCTTGGTGGTGCAGCGGGCGACGGCGCGAACGCGATTTTTAAGAGCTCGGCCGCGTTTCGTTGGAATGATTCGGCAGCGACGCCGGCGCCGGCGCCGACTCCGCCTCCTACTGTTGCGCCGATGATGGCCGGCAGATCTTTAAGGGTCTTTGCGGCCGCGATCATCAAAATCAGTTGCAGGGTCACGGATTGCGCCGTGAGTGCGATCGCCTTTAGCACGTTTTGAAAGATGCCGCCGGCGATCGGGGCTTCGCTGGTAAAGATCCGGAGCAGGGCAAGGATCGCCGGTATGAGTTGCACGGCGATCGATTGTTTGAAACCTTCGACGATGCGATTTAGTTCGGCGAGTTTATCGCCAAACTCATCCGCGGCGTTCGCTGATTCGTTGGTCCATAAGAGGCCGAGTTCTTTGGATTGTCTCTTTAACTTTTCCGTTTAAGGTTTCAATGATCGGGACCATCTTCGCGCCGGTCTTAGCTCCGAAAACTTCTTGAGCGGCGATCACGCGCTGAATTCCGGGCGGCAGATCGAGGATCCGTTTAAATACTTTCTCGAGGGCGGCTTCCTGGTCTTTGATTGCTTCGCGGGGTTTGATTCCAAAGTCGAGTAAAGTTTGGGTCGCCTCTTTTCCTCCGCGGTTAGCATCGCCGACGAGCTTGTTAAACTTGCCGAGACTCTTCGCTAGTTCCTCGACCGATGAGTTCGAATCATCCGCGGCCGGCGCGAGCCCGGATATGAATTCGACGGAGGCTCCCGTTTCTTGTGCGAGGTCATGGAATTTCGATCCGGTTTCGGCGGCGGCCGCGGCGAGTTGGAAGAGGCTGACGGCAACGATCGGGATCGCGACCAGGACGGCAATAACGGCGGCAACGGCTCCGACGACTAAAAGCAGGCCTGCGGCTGCCGCGGCGCCGGCGGCGCCGACTCCGAGGGCTGCGCTTGCTGCCGATCCGAGTCCGCTCGTTAGTTTTGGGATCGATCCGGCGAGTTCGGTTACTTTTGTTTTGGCCGCGGCGAGACCGGCGCCGGCTTTATCCTTTAGCGCAGAGAAAAACGATCCGACTGAGGTCGCGGCGCCGCTTAGTTTGGCCGTAAGTTGCGGCGAACTGTTTACCAGGTCCCGGATTACTCCGATCCCTTCTTGCGCTCCTTTCAGATGGCCTAAGATGGTCGTCGCTGTTCCGAGAAACTGAAAGGCCTTCCCGAGGCGCGATACCTTTTGATCGTCGAGTTTTTGAACGGCCGTCGCGAGTTTATCGATCGACGCGGCGAGGCTTTCCGCGTTGCCGGCTTTTCCGAGTTCGATCTTTTTCCCGTCGAGGCCCTTAACCTTTTCGACGTTCTGCGTGAAGACGGCGAACTGTGGATTTCCCTTTAGGACCGTCTCGATCGTTACGCGAATGTCTTGTTGGAGGGCTGGCGGCATTTTGGCTCTTTATGGCGAAGCCGCGCGAGAAGCGCGGCTCCGTTCGTTAGTCGTCCTGGTCCAGCTCGCGCCGGATCTTGTTTGCCTGGTCAACGTCGCCGGGTAAAGCGAGGGAGATAGCGAGGTTTATTCGTTTAATTTCGTCTCGCTTGTTTCGTTGGAGTCGATCAAAGATTCGTTCGGCTTGTCCGAGGGTGAGTCCTCCGACGTTTGGGATGCCGGCGGCGTAAAGTTCATAAACGACTTGATCGAGCGTAACATCTCTTTGATCTTTTCGAGATCCTCTAGTTCCAGACCGAACGCGGCAAGAATTTCGATCTGGTTCTCGTCGAAAAAATCCTTATTCACTTTCCAGACTTTTCCGGCGACCTTAGCGACGTCGACAAAGTTGAGGCGTCCGATAAATTCGGGCTCCTGTTCTGCGGCCGTCGCGAGGATCTGGCGGAAGTCTTCGCCTCCGCGGGTGAGCATTTGAACGTTGCTAAATGTTTTCTGATCGAGGGCGTCGACTTTGATTCCTTTGTCGGCGAGTTTATCGAGCAGAAGCATTATGTTTGAGATTTGATCGAGCGTGAGCGGCTCGATCCTTATCTTCGTGGCTTCGCCGTTCTTTGGCGTAACCGTGAGGGAGTAAGGATCGTCGGAGTGTCCGAGCGAGTTCGCGAGCTTCGCGGCTTCTGTGGCGGCTGGCATGGTTGGTGCTGTGCTCCTTGTTGGTTCGTGGGGTAGAGGGTCAGTGATTAGACGTTAGCGTCTACATAGTCCCAGCGGCAGAATTCCCCGTATTGCGCGTCGGCAAAGAGGACCGGGTCGCGAAGTATCTCTCCGCGAAGATCAAACGATCCCTGGTCGGCGTTTATGAGGCTGAGCAGTTGCGCCGGGTCAAAGACGACGCGGTAAACGTGAAAACCGATCTTCTGATCCGTGGTCGGTTCCGTGTTATCGACCGCACAGTAGACATACCACTCTTTGTTATCGTCGGCGCTGAACGCGGGAACGACGATTGTCTGAGCGAATGAATACTCCGCCTTAAATGGTTGCGTGTAGCTTCCGAGGCTGAGAATTTGGACCAGGCCATGATCGGCGTCGACGATGCGGTAGTCCGTATTGAGGACCAGCGTCGCCGGCGAGCCTGCGGAGTCTTTGATCACTAGCGCGCTAATGTTCGGCCTCCGGAGTTTCCAGATCCCGTTTACGGCCATCGCGGAGTCGGGGCAGATATCGGGCGATCCACTTGAGAATGAACTGGCCGCGATCGTTTGCTGAGTCGCGGAAAGATAAACGCCGAAGTTCTTAATTCCGATATCCTCGAGCGTCAATCGGATTTCTCCGCCTTTTGTTACCGTTTGGACCTTATCGATCAGACGGTTGGCTCCGCGCGAATCTTTGTGCTTGCGCCGTTCGATGTTGAGGGCGACTTCGACTTTCGGAAGGTTGCCGAGGTCAAACATAGATTTCGGCAAGCTGTTCGTCGAATTCTTTTCGCCGATCAGAACGTTGCCGGCGCCGGAATACCAGTTGTCGGTTTGGTTGGTGATTACGAGGCCCATGAGGGAGGGTTCCTTTTTTGGTTAGTGTGAGTTGGTTAGTTTGTGAAGGGTTTTCGGCTGGTCACGATCTTGTATTTGATTTGCACTCCTGCGACGCGGGCGCCGGAGGGATCGAGTCTTTTCGAATAACTCACTTCTTCAGTTCGTCGCGCGCGTTGGCCCCAGCGGGGATCGACGCGAACGGCTCTAATAAAATCCTCGATTGCCTTATCAGCATTCTCGGAAGTCTGCGCGGCTTCGTTGAGCACAAAGTCGACCGTCATGTTGAGATCCCATGTGTTCGCTCCGGAGTTCGGATCGTCGGGTCGCTTTGTGTCGTCAAAATCGAATATGAGGATCGCCGGCAGTTTGGCGTCCTCGAGTGGCGTGTTCTGATATTCCGCGACGGTCTTAACGGTGAAGTTGTATCCGTTCGCTGTCGTGATCGTAGCGAAGCGGTCTTTTTGTTCGTTCATTAACTCGCGGCGGAGAATCATTTGTTTAGTTGAACCAGGGCGGTCCCGGTGGCGCCGAAGTGTTCGGCGGGCTGCATTCGATAACTGACGCCGGCGATCTCTACTGTGCATGTGCTGTCGACGTCTTCCAGGTCGGCGCTTACACAGTGAATTGAGGGGAGCGGTTTCTGGATCGATTGGTCGAAGACCGGCACAAAGTTGATCGCGTCGTTAAAGATCACATTAGCGACGCGGATTACATCGCCGGCGGCGTTTTTGAACGTTGCCTCTTTGGCGAAGCCGTTTTTAGTGTCAAAGAACTGCGCGGGGTTGTTGTCGAACGCCATTCGTTACCGTTTCAGTTCGAGGGTTACTTCGTGGGCGAAATACTTCTCGACCTGGCGCGCGTTGAGCACGATCGGCGTTTTGTGTTCGCCGGGGAACATCGGTTCGACCGTCTCGAGATTGACGTTGCAATACTCTTCGCCGGCTGAAACGTTGGTAACTGTGGCGCGGATTAAGACGTCGTCGCCGACGCTTAGTTGTTGGCCGTTTTTGTCGTGTGGCATGGTGGTTCGATCTTTGGGGTTGTCCCGTCGTGGCGACCGTTAAGGAGCGAAACGGCGCGGGGGGCGCTGCGTGTGCCTCCCTTAGCCGCGACGGGACAAGTTGGTTTAGACGATCTTCTGTTCCTGGAGGCCGCGCTCGGTTGCTGTGGTCGGTGACTGTGCGGCTCGACTGAGGCGCGCGATCGCAGACATTACGGAAGCGTTGGTCGCGCCGTTGGTTATAACGAGCGTGAGGTAACGCTTGCGCTTCTTCGTGTCGATAAACGCGCCGAGGATCTTGTTATCGTCCGCGTCGACCAGGGCGGTGAAGCCGAGGCCGGTTACGTCCGTTT